CGGGTTGGTCACCCAGTCGGCATGCTGATACTGCCAGTAGGGTGCGGCCTGCAGCTGCTCAAAGCGCCCGGCGGCGTAGCTGGTGTTCAGGTTGGTTTCGTAGATCACGCGCGAACGCCAGTTGCGCCCGCCGTTGTAATCCCAGCCATGCGTGGCCACGATGGCGTCAAAGTCCTTGCGAAACTGCGCAAGCGTTGTGCCGTCGGCAATGGCTTTTTCCACCGCCGCGCGAAAGTCCGCCACGATCGCATCGCGGTTCGCCCCCGCCACCACAAAGGCAAAATCGTGATCGGCCTTGTAGATATCCGTCCAGGCCCGGGTGGGCAGATTCAGCTTGGCGCGAAAGAACGCGATCTGCTCGGCAAACGGCAGGCTGCCGTAGGCGGCATCAGCCATGGCCCACCCCCGCAGCCTCCTGCAGTACCTCATAGCGCCCGGCCAGCTGGGCGGCGGCCAGTGCCTGGCCCATGGCGGCGGCGTAATCGTCCAGACTCATATCGGGCAGCAGCCGCGCCAGGCCATCACGAATGTCCTGCAGACTGCCCGCCTCCTGCACCAGGGCGCGGACAGCGTCAATCCAGCCATCCACCGCAGGCGCTGCGCGCTGCGCCAGCTGAACGGCCAGGGCGCTGGGCGGGTGCTGGGTAGCGCCCAGGCCTGGCGCATCCACCCTGGCGGCCAGCGCCGCGCGTGGCGCAGACTGCCCCCCATCGCCCCCATCGCCCAGCGTTGCGTAAGACGAAAATTCGGCCGCTCGCAACACCGCCTCACCCTCCTGCGGTTGCGGAATACCCAGCTGCTCATGCACCCACTTCACCGTCGGCTGCAGGCCAATGGCCACCAGCTTGGGCAGCGCATCGGCATAGGCCGTCAAATCCTCGCGCTCCTGCGTATTGAGCTTGAACACCGGCGACCTGCGCGGCCCCTCGGGCGCCAGGCCATTGAGCGCCGCCACCGCATACACCAGGTCGCGCGTCAGCGTGGTGCTCAGCTGGCGCAGATCGCCATCGCGCAAATCCTTGCGCACCTCGTTGTGGATCTGCCCCAGCGCATTCGTGCTGCTCTTGCCATCGGCCCCACTGGTCAGCGTGGCGCCCAAAATCACCTTACTCTGGTTGCGCTCACACCAATCCATCATCAGCGCAAACGCATCGGGGTCACCCGTCGCCGCGTCATGAAACTCCAGCAACATTCCCTCGGGCACGATGCCCGCCGCGTTATGGCCAATGCCCGCCAGCGCGCGCAGCAACGTGGCCTTCTCTGCCTCGCTGGCGCCGCTGTGGTACTTGCCCAGGCGCAGCGGAATGCCATAGATCTCCAAAAACTCCGCCAGGTCGCCCACGCTGTAGTTCTTGAACAAATACGTCCACACCAACTGCCGAAACAGCGCCGACCGCTCCAGATACCCGCTCTTGGCCTTATGCACATGCGTAATCCAGCCAAACGGCTGCAGCGGCGCGCCCACACTGCCATCGGGCTGGGCCTCAAAGCTGCGCAGGCGCAGCTCCTGGCGAAACCCCCGGTGCAGCACAAACCAACTCTGCGGCCGGTGCGTGATCGACCTGGGCAGCCACAGCCCCTGATTGCGCTCCCACTCAATTTCCAGGCATGCAAAGCCCTTGCCGATGGCGTCGGTCACGTCATACAACATGTCCTCAAAATCAGGCAACTGCGCCAGCAACTCATCGAGCTGGGCGGCATTGCGCTTCTCGCGCGCGGACGGCGACTTCTGCGGCGCCACCACCTCCCAATCCAAGATGCAGGCGCGCCGGCGCTTATTCATCTCGCTGGCAATGTGGCCGTCCTTCTCCTCCATATCCTCAAACAAGTCGAACTGGGCCGACACATCGCCCTGCTCGGCAGCATCCAGAATCTGCGCCAGGCGCGACGGCGTCAGCCCCCGCGTCGGGTGCGTTGCCAGCTCACGCTGCAAATGCGCCAGGCTTGCCGTCTGCGGCTGCGCCAGCGCCACCGCGCGCGACGAAGAAAGAGGACGCCCATCAGGGCCAAGAATTTGCACCATGGCAGTCAGCTCCCACAATCACCAGGCGCAGCCCGCCTCGGGCAGCGCACCATCACCGCCCGCGTACTGCGCATCCGCGCGCATCTGCAAGCCACGCCCGGCCAGCGCAGAGGCGGCCAGGTTGTCAAACCCCCGTGGGTGGCGCAGCGCGGGCGTGTAGCCAATCGCCCCCGCCCCCTGGCTACCCGCCGACAGCGCCAGAAAACACGCCCAGGCCCTGTCCGCGTGGCCGCTGCCGTCGCTGTCGGCCACAAAGCGCGGCGCCCCCGTAGGCCCCGTCACCTTCTGCAGCTTGTGCAAATCCGCGCGCACCTCGGGCGTAGCCGGCAGGCGAATGCGCCGATCCTCAAACCGCTCCTTGCCCAGCGTCGCCAGGGCTAGCTTCGCTGGCGGCGTAAACAACACCCCCTCCACGCGGCTGGCGCCATGGCGCTGGCGCGCCATCGCCACCGGCGTCTCGCCCATGCCCGTCTGGTCCATACAGCAGCGCAGCACGCGGTAGCGCGCAAACACATCGGCCAACACCTCGGGCTGCTGCAGCGGGCCAATCGTGTTGTCGGCAATCACCTCGCGCGTCCAGAACACATCGCCCACCTGCTCCAGCACCCACACCACAAACAGGTCACGCCCGCGTCCGCTGGCAATATCCACCCCCACAAAGCACGGCCCGCCCTGGTACAGCTCGGGCCTGCCCGCATCCGGGTGGTCGCAGCCGTCAATCAAGTCATAGTCCAGCCAGGCGCTGGCGCCATCGAGCCACTGCAACTCAAACTCCTGCGCCCACAGGTCAGGGTCGCCCGCGCCGCGGCGCAGCTCCTCAATATCGCGCGGCAGGCCATCGGCCACGGCCTGGTAAATGTCGGTGCTGTGGCGGCTCCAGCCATCGTCCTTGCCCGTCATCAGCTCATAGAACTTATTGCCCTTGCCATTGGGCGTGCTGATCACGCGCAGCTTCAGGCCCGGCTTCGATATGACCGGGAACAACGCCTTCCAGATCGCCCGGCTGTCCTGGTGAAACGCAAACTCATCCAAGAGCACATTGGCGCTGAAACCCCGCGCCGTATCCGGGTTCGCCGGCAGGGCCGTGATCTTGCTGCCCCCGGGCAACTCCACCTCCAGCGCCTTGATGCCCGACTGCCATTCATACTCATACGCCGCAAAGCCCGCCTGCAACGCCTGCAGGTGCAGCTTCACACCCTCATTCATCGCCTCGCGCGCCTGGCGCTCGCCGCGGCTCAAAATCACCCAGCGCCGGCGCTGCCCTGCCACATCGGCGCGGGCGCAATCCAGGGCCAGCTCCAGCGTGCTGGTAAACGTCTTGCCGCACTGGCGGGCAAACATCGCAATCTTGAAGCGGGCCTCGTCCTGCACCCAGCGGCGCTGGTAGGGGTACAGCGGCAGGGCAACGGCGGCGGTGCTACTCATAACCCGTACGCCGCACCAATCACCCGCGCCAACACCTCCTGCGCGGGCACGCCAGAAGCCGTCAGCTCCTGCGCCTGGGCGCGCTGGCGCTCCAGCACACGCAGCTCCACCTTGGCCTGAAACTCCTTCAGGTGCGTGCTCGACCGCGTCAGCGTCGCAATGTTCTTGGCCGCACTGCTCAGCATGCCCACCCGCTCGGCCTGATCCACATCCGGGTCATCCGCCTCCTGCAACTGCAAGATCGCCTCAAACAACTCCGTCTGCACCAACGCCGTCAGCGCCTCGCTGCGCGCATCCTTATCGTCGCCCGCCTGGGCCTGTATCAGCTTGGCCGCCTCCGTGCTGGCACGAATCGCCGTCAACCGGCGCTCCAGCTTCTGCCCATAGCGGTGCACCGCGCTGCGGCTGGGCAGCTCCTGCGCGTGCGCCAGGCCGGGCCAGCGCTGCTGCAGCTCGGCAATCAACTCATCCAGGGTGCAGGCGCCACGCGCCAGCAGCGCCTCGATATGCGCCTTCACCTCCTCGGGCAGGCGGGCAATCGTGCTCTTGCGGCCCATCGCTGCCGCCCCCTACACCTTGGTCGGGCGCGCAATGCCCGGCTCCACCGCCACCGTGTACTCGGCCACGTCCACGCCATGGCGCGTCAGCGTCGCAGACACATAGCCCAGCGGGTCCTTCTCCACATGGCACAAGTCACGCTCCTGCAGATACTGCAGCTCGCGGCGCACCTCCAGGTCCGTGCAATCGGGGTACTCGCCCTGCGCCACCTGCACCAGCAGGCGCAGCTGCGCCGGCGTGGGGCGGCTGATATTCATCGTCAGCAACAGCACCCAGCGCAAAAACTCGCGGCGCGCGCGCGCCGCCTGCTCGCGGATCAAAGCCTCATTCATCGCGCCCCTCCTTGGTCGCCAATTGCAAAATGATGTTTTCAAAGCGCAGATTCATGGCGTCCAGCTTGGCCATGATGGTCGCCATGTTCAGCACATAATCCTCGCGGCGCACATAGTTCAGCGGCAAATCGGCCTTGAGCTGCAAAATCTCGCGCTCCACGCGCTTCCAGTTCGCCGCCTCCTCGCGCGAGCTTTTTTCTATCGAATCGAGCCGCTGCACCAGCTGCGCGTGCGCCGCATCCTGGCGCTCCAGCGTCTGCGCGGCCGCTGCCTTCAGCACCCCCCAGAACGCGCCCACGCCCGCAAAAAACAAGCCCAGCAGCTGCCAGAAATCCACCTGCAAATTCATCAAAACACCCTCACTCAAGCGCCCCGGCGCAAACGCTCATCAAGCGCCTGGCACTGCACACACAGCTGAACACCCGGCACCGCAGCGCGGCGCGCCGCGGCAATCGGCTCGCCACAGCCCACCGCGCCCGGCAAATGCTCGCCACAAAACTCGGCCGCAGGCAGGCCCGCAAAACGCGCCGCCCGGCGCCCCTGGCGCGCCAGCGCGTCCTGGCGCAGCTGCGCCTCGCGCTCCTGGGCGCGGTCAACGTCATCACTCATGGCGCGGCCAGGCCTCCTGCAGCGTCAAGGCGTCGCCAGCGTGCTGGTCAGCGCTCTCTGCCACGCCTCGATATCGGTCTGCGCACTGCGCGAGTAAGTCAGTGGCGGTGGCTGCAAGGCCAGCGGCGGCGGCTGGGGAATAACCGGGCAGCTCAGCACGGGCACGGTCTGCGGCGCCGCGCAGGCCGTACAAAGCATCACGGGCAGCGCCCACATCACGGCGCAAAGCCGCCTCACGTTTGACGGCCGCATTGCGCGCCTCCTGCAACTGGGTTTGAAACGCAATCTGCTGCTGCTGCGCATCGGCCGCGGCAGCGGCCTGGGCCGTGGCCTGCTCGGCCTGCAGCCGCGCCACCTGCGCCTGGTAATGATCGGCGGTCAGCTGCCAAGTCACCAGCGTCACCACGGCCGCAAGAGCCGCATGCGTAAGTACCAGCGGGGGCATCATTTCCAGGCCCTCCACCAAAACCACCACATGGCCAGAAAAATCGGGTTCATGCCGCGCCCCCCATGCACTGGGCAAACTCCTGCTGGCGCCGCTTGGCCAGGCCGCCGCACAGGCGCGCATGCTCGGGCGCCGCGCAATCCTTGCCCTGAAAGAACGTCCAGCGCAGCAACTCGCGGCAGGCGCCGCCATAGTCCTGGGCGTTAAGCTTCTTGATCATGGTGGAGCCGCAAAACGCCCCGCTGCCCACGTTGTAGGCAAAGCTCACATAAGCGTCGTACTCATGCTGGTGCAGCGGCACGCGCACGCACTGGCGCAACGCGCCCTCAAAGCGCTGCACGTCCGCCAGCGCGCGCGCCAGGGCCTTGGGTGGCGTGGTGGTATCGCCCGGCTGCACACCCTGCGTGGTGCCAAAGCCAATGGTCGGCACATCGCCCTTGACGGGGAAGACCGCCTTGTCGGTATAGCCCTCATGCAGCGCGATGCCCACCAGGCCGGCGGCCGACAAGGCCAGCGCGGCAAGGGCAGAACGCGGGGCGGAAGATGGGTTAAAAGCCATACCCGGCATGCTGCCGGGCGGGGTGGCCTACGGCCAATAAAGCGCTTTGATTGTTGCTGCGGGTGCGCGTGGGCACCATGCGGGGCATGACGCAACCACCACAGCCCCACTTTCGACAGCAACTGGCGTTGTTGGGGGAACGCCTACGAATCCTAAACGAACAAGGCCCAGGCGTTTTGGAGCTGGCTAACGCACACCGCGCTTTGCTAGCAAAACTGTATATAGCTTCTGAGCGGCGGCGCGATAGGCCTCAATATCTGCCAACGGAACCTGGGCGTCAGCTACGGCCTCGGTGCGATCGAGAACCGCCTCCATGACCTCATCCTGCTGCGCACGCGGCAATCGTGCAAACAAGCACACAGCCAACGATTCGGCTGCATCAATGCGCGCTTGCAGGCGAGTGATGGTATTGACCATCTGGCCCAACAGCGCCAGAACTTCGCCATGCTCGTTACTGCTCATCTTGGCTCCTCCGGTCATGGTGACTCCCTTCTTTCATTCGTCGCAATCGTCATTGCCCGCCGCGCGCGGCGTTCAGTCTGGCGCGCTCGGCGGATGTGATGGGAAACGGATCGACAGTGCAGTCGCAAGCCGGATGCTTGTGGGCTGGTTCGCGCATAAAGACCAGACCTGCCTCTATGGACATAAGCGACTCTTTGCGGATGCCGCACGCATTGCGCTCGCTGTCGTGAAAATGGTTGCGGTTGATTTCCACATGCGTGTATCGACCCGTGTGGAGCGGTGAGTCTGGGTCGATCGACTGGCGCACCTGGGGATCGCGATAGATGCGGTGCGCCACATGGGACAGCCGCTGGGCAAGCAGATCGGATGGATCGTCGCCCCGGTACCTTGGTTGTTCCGCACGCTCTTGTGGCGGTAGCCAGCCAAGGGTGCGGGCGTAAGCCTCGCCCCTGGGCCAGTGCACGCCGGATGCCCAGGCCTTGCGCAGTTCCTTGGCCAGCTTCCGATGGCCGGCATTGGCATGCGCCAGCCATGCATCTTTCATCTCCTGGCGCGCGCCAGCATCGGGCCACACCAATTCTTTGGACACCCATTCAAACGCCTGGGCAGGCGCCACTTCGGCGCGCTCACCGTCTTCCATTTCCCATCTCCTGATTTAACCGTCATTGCCCGCCGCGTGCGGCCTTTTTGTTGTGGCGCGACTGCGCGCTACAGCGGCGCAAAGCCTGAATCGTTGGCCGGCCTATGCCGCCTTGCCGCGCCGGGGTGCGCGCGCGCCGGCAGCAGGCGCGAACGCGCCAAGCGTCGTCTTGACGCCCGCCTGCACCTGCGCCGGCGCGGCGTGGAAGTTGTCCAGAAGGATGCGGTCGCCCTCGCTGACCGCGCGCGGCGGTGGGGGTGCGGCTGCGCCGCCTGCGCGCTGGCCGGTGAGGAGATATGCAACGTCAACGCCCATATGCGCGAGGGCTGCAAGCAGCTTGGCGCTTGGCGCCGTTTCCCCGGCTTCGTACGCGCAATACGAACGCTTTGAGATGCCTGCTTTTTCTGCCATCGCATCTTGCGTGAACCCTAGCGAGTCACGTTCGTCGCGCAGGCGTTCATAAAAAAGTTGCAGAGACATGCAATGTCCTATTGACGAGTTGCAGAATCCTGCAACATAATCCCACCAACAACAAGAAACCAGACATCAACCGCAACCCAAAAGAGGACAGCCATGCAGCCCGATCACCTTGTCACCGTTCTGAGCGAACGCACCCGTCTAACCGAGCGCGCCACACGCCTGTTCTGCCACGGGCTGGCCGAGCTGCTGCGCGACGCTATTTCACCGGACGCAGCACCGGCGGATATGGGAAGCCGCGCTGCTGTTCTTTGGGAAGGTACTCCGCAAGAACTGGCGAGCCCTGGTGGCTGCGCAGCATTGCTTCAAGCCGCTCAAATGGCTCAAGCGCTGGGTCATCAGGTGCAAATGCGCCTGACCGCATCCAGTGCTGCGCCAGATCGTTCAGGGCGTTCGGGTCGAAGCCCGGCTTCTGCTGGGCATATGCCAGCAACGCCCCCGCCAAGTGTTCAAACCCAATCAGCTCCCGCTGCAGGCGATGGGCAGCCATCTGGAACTGCGGCAGCAGCGAGTTCAGGTGCGTCATGCCCTGGGTAGGTGATTCATCTTTTCTTTGCATCGCAGCGTCCTTTGAGCAGCTCGCAAATTTAACCGATCACAACCAATTGAAACCGTGATAGCCATGCCAAAAAACCTTCGAACCCACGCCCAGGCCCGCGAGTGGATGGATGAACAAGGCCTGAGCCAGGCCGAGCTGGCACGCTGCTTTGGCGTGACCAGCGCCCTGGTGGACGCCATCCTGCGCGGCAAGAAGCCCTGCAAGCGCGGCGCCAGTCACAACATTGCCGTCTTCCTGGGCCTCAAGAAAGGCCAGGCCGTTGCCAGGCGCCAGCCCTACCGCGAGCGCGCCGCCGCGCCGCATGCCGCATGAAGCCCCGCTACCTCTGGACTGCCAGAGGCCCAGCGCTCAGGCGCTGCCCCGCCTACGGACACCAGTGGGACCGTCGGATGCAAGCGCTTGATTCGGCGACCCGCACTGCCGCCGCACTCGCCAGCACACCTACCACCACGCCAACGTTTCCGCCCAGCAAGAACCGCAACTGGAGTTTTGACATGTACGACCTCGACATCACCTACGCCCTCAACCGCCAGATACCCGACATGGAGCACGGCTTCACCATCAACACCAGCTATGGCGATCTGGCGGTGCAGCCCCACGAGGCCGCCGCCTTCATTGAAGCGGCCAACCTGCTCGTGTTCCAGCGCCTTGCCGCCCTGCGCGCCGCCAAGCAGGCGCAAGGCGGTGCCGCATGAGTGCCAATCTCGTGACCTATATCGCCCGCCTCATTGGCTGCGACCACACGGAAGACCTGCTGGCCGAGCTGGGTGGCAGAACCATCTATATCCCACGGCTGGATGCCTGTGCCGAGCGCGACCTGGAGGCGGAGCGCTCACGCGCCAATGCGCAGTTCGAGCGGTTCAAGGCCGCCTACGGCAGTGCGCCAGTCGCGGAGGATGGCGCGTGGGGTTGCCGCTGCGCCCCTGCGCTGCCGCGCTTTCGCGTCAGCGGGCAATTTTCGAGTGGCGTGCCGCTCAAGACGGCTGCTGACGCTGTCGCCAGCATGAGCCGGCTGGGCGCCACCGTCAGCAATGGGCGCGCCGCGATTGAGGTGGAGACGCGCGGCCTGGGCGATGCGTACATCGACGCCCTGCGCACCGCGCTTGCTGCGGCGCCGGTGGATGTGGTGGGCGTGCTGCGCATCACGGATCCAGCGGGAGGCGTCGAATGACCCTCCGTGCCATCTACAAGGCCCGCATCGGCGACGCCCTCCGCAGTACGGCCTGGAAGCGCGGCGCGCTGGACGGCGTGCTGGAGCACGCCGCAGGCCGCGCCCGCGTGCCGCTGTGCCCCTTTGGCCGGAACAACCCCTGTGCCGACGACTGGCGCGCCGGCTTTGCCTATGGGCAGCAGCTGCGCCAGGACGTGCAGGCGGGCGTAGCCGTATGACCCGCGCCACCGACTACACCAACGCCGCGCAGCGGCGCCTGCTGCAGCTCATTGACCTGCTGGCTGGGCACGAGCTGCAGGGACTGCTGCCGGGCGAAATTGCCAAGGCCCTGGCCGTGGGCGCCAGCACCGTCACCCGCGACCTGGACAACCTGCGCACCGCCGGCTGGGCCGAACAAACACCCCAGGGGCGCTGGCGTCTGGCGCCGCATGCCATCCAGATCAGCCAGCGTTACCTCGCCGGCCTGCAGATAGGCGCCCAGAACCAGCGCGACATCGAGCAGCGCTATGGCGCCATCAAGAGCTACGTGCAACAACCCAACGGACCCACAGCATGACCAGACATCAACTTTCCGACGAACAGATCGAGAGCAAATTCTTCGCCAACAAGCCTGGCCGCAAGCCCGTGCCAGCCGCTGCGCCCGTGGTGGTAGATGCCGACCTGGCGCCCGTGGCGCAGGCGGTAGCCGTGCTGGACGCCCGCGCCGAGCGCGTGCGCACCATGGCGCTGCAGGTGGGCTACCAGTTGCCCGGTGACAGCACCGACCCTGACCTGATCCAGCGCGATATCGCCGCCAACATGCGCCGCAGCGTGGAGGCCTGCCTGGAGGTGGGGCGTGGGCTTGCAGCCCTCAAGGCCGCCTGCGAGCACGGTGAATTCGGCAAGCGGTTGGAGGTGTTGGGCATTGAAGATCGGGTTTCGCGGCGCTTTATGCTGGCTGCCGAGAAGTTCTCAAATCGGGCGCTGGCGCCCGTTTTGAAATCCATCGGCAATCAATCCAAGCTGTTCGAGCTGCTGGTGCTGGACGCCGACGAGGTAGACGAGCTGGCCGCCGGCGGCGAGGTGCGCGGCCTGGATGCGGACGCCATCGCGGGCATGACGCGCAATGAGTTGCGCGCAGCACTCAGGGAATCCAGGGCCGCCCTGGCCGCCAAAGACCGCGTGCTGGCCGACAACGCCGCCAAGATCACCGAGCAGGCCGAGGCGCTGGAGATGCCCTTCGTGCCCACCCCGGGCAGCGAAGCCACCACCCGGCAAGAGCAGGCCCTGCTCAAGGCGCTGGACGCGGCCACCAGCGCCGCCTACCTGGCCATGCACAGCACCTTCAAGGCGGCTGACGCCGCGCTGAGCGACAGCGGCGCGCGCGAGGCCGTGCAGGCCCGGGCCCGCCATGCGGTGGAGTTCCTGGCCCAGCAGCTGGCCGACATGGCGGACGAATTCGGCATCGCCGTCGATCTGGATTCGCGCCTGGCCCCCACCTGGCTGACCGAAGAGGCCCTGGCCGCGCTGGAGGCGCGCAACGCCGCCGCCGGCGCGGCCGCCATCAACTGAGCGCCACACCCCCCCCGCCACCCAACGCCATGGACGCCCTTCGTATGGAAGTCATCACCACCGCCGCCCGCGATGCTGCAGCCGCCCCCCATGGCGCGGGCGGCGCCATCGTGCAGCGCGCCGCCGCTCTGCTCAATCTGTCGGTGCAGCGTACACAGGCCCTCATCACCAAGGCGCAGCAGCAGCTGGGCATCAAGGCCCCGCGCAAGCGCCGCGCCGACGCGGGCCAGTCCGCCATCAGCGCGGCCGATCTGGAGCTGATCGCCGGCACCATCTTGCTCGACCAGCGCGCCGGCAAGTGGATGATCCCGCTGCAAGAGACGCTGGACATGCTGCACGCGGCCGGCAAGATCGCCGCGCCCCTGTCTGCCAGCCACACCGCCCGCCTGCTGCGCCAGCGCGGCCTGGACGGGCGCAGCCTGGCCGCGCCCCGCGCCCACGTCAGCATGCGCACCGAGCACGTCAATGCCGTGTGGCAGCTCGACGCCTCGGTCTGCGTGCTCTACAAAACGCCCAAGGGCGAGCTGCTGCTGCTCGAAGAAGACGGCGTGCACTACAAGAACAAGCCGGCCAACCTGGTGCGCGTGATGGACCAGCTGCTGGTGCGCTTCGTGGGCGTGGAGCACGCCAGCGGCGCCCTGGCCCTGCGCTACTACAGCGGCGGCGAGACGACCGAGAACGCGCTCGACTTCCTCATGTGGATGATGACGCAGCGTGTAGATGCACAGGGCACCCCCATGCCCCTGCACGGCGTGCCCTTCATGCTCTACACCGACCAGGGCGGCTGCTTCAAGAGCGCGCCGTTTCGCAACTTCTGCAGCGCCATGGACATACGCCAGGGCTGGCACAAGCCGCGCAACAGCCGCGCCACCGGCGCGGTGGAGGTGGGCCAGAACATCACCGAGCGCGGGCTGGAGGCGCGCCTGCGCTTTCTGGACCCGGCCACCATCACCATTGCCCGCTTGAACGCCATGGCCGAGCTGTGGATGCACGGGCGCAACGGCGCCAAAAAGCACCGCCGCCACGGCATGACGCCCTACGCCGCCTGGGCCACCATCGGCAGTGAGCACCTGCGCACCGCGCCCGCCCTGGAAGTGATGCGCGAGCTGCCCATGAGCCTGGCGCAGCCGCGCCAGGTCAGCGGCAACATGACGGTGAGCTACGCCCTCAAGGGCCAGGGCAGCCGCGACTACGACGTGCGCTACGTGCCCGGCGTGTCCCCGCGCGACAAGGTGCTGGTGTGCGTCAACCCCCTGCAGGCCCCGGCCGTGCGCGTGGGCGTGACGGACAAGGACACGGGTGAGATCGCCTGGCACCAGGTAGCGCCCGTGCAAGAGGGCTTCATGGGCTACCGCGCCGACGCCCCCCGGCTGGGCAAGGATGAATACCAGGCCCTGCCCGCCACGCCGGCCGACGCGCGCCGCGCCCGCATTGCCGCCCAGGCCTTTGCCACGGCCGCCGGCCCCGCCACGCCCACGCAGGCCGAGGCCGCGGCCAAGGCCGGCACGGCGCCCTACCTGGGGCAGTTTGACCCGTTTGCCGACATCAAGGCCCGCGCCGCCGCGCTGCCGCAGTTCTTGCAGCGCCCCGGCACCGCGCACCTGGCGCAGCCGCAGGCCGTGCAGCGCCAGCGCGTGAGCGTGGCCGCCGCCTGCCAGCGCCTGCGCGCAGAACTCAAGAGCGACTACGACACCGGCACCTACGCCTGGCTGCAGCAGCAGCACGGCGAGGCCGGCGTGCCCGAAGACGTGGTGGACGGCCTGATCGCCGCCCACGCCCAGCGCCAGCAGCGCGATGCCGCACCCGCCGCGCCCGCCCTGCGCGCGGTAGGGGGCGCGTGATGCGCCGCACCAAAGAAGTTGGCCCCGCCGGGTTGCACCCCGGCGAGGCCGTCCCCCAGAGCCCCGTAACCACAGAAACCCCACAGGAGGAAGAGTCCATGTTAATCCCCAAACCCACCCTGACCCAGCAGGCCGCTGACCAGTTTGCCCTGCACCTGCGCAACCCCTTCCAGGGCGAGGTGCTGCAAGACGCCGACATGTTCACCAGCGGCGATATCGGCTACATCCACCAGTACGCCTGGCAGGCCGCCATCGGCGGCAACGTCGTGGTGGTGGTGGGCGAATCGGGCGCGGGCAAGACCACCATGCTCGACGCCATGCGCGAGAAGATCCTGCGCGAGCGCCTGCCCGTGGTCTGCATCACCCCCAGCGTGGCCGCCATGGAAGACAGCGACAGCCGCGGCACCCCCCTGCGCACGGCAGACCTGTACATCGCCATCGCCTACGCGCTGGACAAGAAGGCCCGCGTGCCCCAGGGCGCGCAGCGGCGCAGCCAGTACGTGCGCGAGCTGCTGGAGAAAAGCACCCAGAACGAGCGCCGCCACCTGCTCATCATTGAAGAGGCGCACGCCACCCCCACCGTCACGCTCAATCAGCTCAAGCGCCTGAACGAAGAAATGCGCCTGGGCCGCACCCCCATGCTGGGCGTGCTGCTCATGGGCCACCCCGAGCTGGAGAAAAAGCTCACCCGCCACGACGTGCGCGAAAGCATGCAGCGCTCCAGCATCGTGCGCCTGGGGCCGCTGGGCGCGCAGCTGTCGGCCTACCTGCAGCACCGCGCCAAGGCGGCTGGGCGCGAGCTGTCCGACTTCATCACCCCCGAGGGCGTGGACGAGCTGCGCACCCGCCTGGCCATCGACCGCGGCCCCAAGGTGCCGCCGCTGCCCATGCACTACCCGCTCAACGTCAACAACTGGATGACGCTGTGCCTGAACACCGCCGCCGCCCTGGGCGCTCCCAAGGTCGATCGCGAGGTGGTGCGCGTCGCCAAGCCCGACCTGCAGCTGGAGGACTGACGCCATGGCCATCTACCGCATCCGCATCACCATGGCCGACGGCTCCCATGGCCGCTACACGGGCCTGTTCAAGGACGGCTTCGAGGCCGTGCTGCAGACCCTTGCCGACTTCCCCCAGGCGCGCAGCGTCAGCGCCATCTTCATCAAGAGGAACCCATGAGCCAGACCACCCCCCCCACCCCGCCGCAGGGCGGCCCGCGCTACCCGTTTGCGCCCGACATCATTGAATGCCGGCGCCGCCACCGCCGCGGCCCCCTGCGCGGCCTGCTGCGCGACGCGGCCATCGTGCTGCTGACCCTGCTGCTGGGCGCTGCGCTGGTGACATCCGGCCTGGTGCTGGTGTTTGCCGGGGCCGAGTGGCTGGCGATTAAGGGGTGCCGGCCATGAGCGATCTGTCCTGCCCCAGCTGCGGGGCCGAGTTTGACCTGGCCGTGGCCTTTGCCCATGAGGTAGACCAGCGCGCCCTGGCGCGGCTGGCCAGCGTCAGCGTGCCGCTGGGCGCGCGCGTGCTGCAGTACGTGCAGCTGTTCACGCCGCCAAAGCAGCGCCTGACGGCTGCCAAGAAGATCAAGCTCATCCTGCAGCTGCTGCCCGACCTGGAGCGCGGCGCCATCACCTGGAAGGGCCGCGACTGGCCCGCCCCGCTGGCCGCCTGGGCGCAAGCCTTCGACCAGATGCTGAGCATGCGCGAATCGGCCCGGCTGGAGCTGCCCATGAAGGGCCACGGCTACCTGTACGCCATCCTGGCCGGCATGGCCGACAAGCACGAAGCCGCGGCCGAGCAGCAGCGCGAAGAAGAGCGCAAGAGCGCCGGCCGCGCCCACAGCAGCGCTGCGCCCACCCATGTGGGGCAGCTGTTCACCGGCGGCGTCACGCCCATCACCTTGGCCCCGCAGGCCACGACCGCCCCGGCGCCCATGCCGGGCACATCCCCCACGGTGCGCGCCATGCGCGCCGCCATTGAGCGCAAGAAAGGAGAGCAGCCATGAGCACCGATCAAGACCAGCGCGTTGACCGCGTCACCAGCCTGGCCACCGCCGTGATCCGCGGCCTGGGCCAGGAGACAGACCACCAGCTGGTCATGGATGCGCTCATCAGCGCCTATGCATCCGTGGCCATCCTGAACACCTGCTGCGCGCATCGGGCCGCCCGCATCGCCCGCGAAATCGCAGACCTCATCGAAACCCACGCCGCGCAGCAAAGCGCGGCCCACCTCCACTGAAAGGAACCCACCCCATGGCTACCAAACTCAAACGCCCCACGCTGGCATCCGTGCCGCAAAGCAAGACCGACTGCGCCGCCGCCATCCGCCAGCTGGGCGACCTGCAGCGCGAATTCGAGCGCCAGCGCGCCGCAATGAACGACCAGATCGCCACCATCACCCAGGCCTTCCAGCCCCTGTTGGCTGCGGACCAGGAGCGCATGAACGCCCTGCAGGCCGGCATACAGGCCTGGTGCGAGGCACACCGCGCAGACCTGTGCGGCGCGGGCGACAAGCTGGGCAAGACCGCCAACCTGGTGACGGGCGAGGTGGCCTGGCGCGTGCGCCCGCCCAGCGTCAGCATTCGCGGGGCCGACGCCGTGCTGGACACCCTGCTGCGCATGGGTCTTGGCCGCTTCGTGCGCGTCAAGAACGAGGCCAACAAAGAGGCCATGCTGGCCGAGCCCGACGCCGTGCGCGGCATCGCCGGCATCAGCATCGTCAGTGGGGTGGAAGACTTCACCGTCACGCCGTTTGAAGTCCAAGCGGAGGCATAACCATGATGGATCCGAATGAAGACAACGGGATGAGCGTGGAATGCCCCACATGCGGCGCCATGCCCCATGACCGCATCAACGGCCACTACCAGGAACTGCGCGAATGTCCTCACTGCGATGCGCTCAAGTGCTGCGTTTGTGATATGGGCGATGACGTGTCCTGCGTGAATTGCGAAGGCGAGGAGTTTTGACCATGGGAACCATTGCATCCTGCCAAGGCGCCATCGGCTTCTTGTACCCGCGCGAGCGCCCCGGCCGCCAAAGCTGCCAGCACGTGGTCTATACCGAAGAAGGCGCCAAAGGCCCCTACCAGCGCGGGCGCTGGGAATGCGGGCGCTACGGCTTCTACACCGCCCCGCTGTCGATCTGCGAGCGGCACGAGCCCAAGGCGCGGGAAGGGGGTGCGGCATGAGCCGAGTCCTCAACGCCTTCGAGTCCGTGACCCCGCGCGGCGAGCAGGCCGCGCCCGTGCACGCCCCTGTGCGCCGTGGCAAGGGCGGCGGCATACGCCTGGCCGGCTCCATCAGCAACCCGGCCGACGGCAACCGCCGCGTGCTGGACGTCAACGGCCGCGCCATGGCCACGCTGGCCCCGCGCGCCTACGGCAGCATCCGCGTCATGGGCCGGCTGCAAAGCCAGGCGCAAAACGACAAGACGCGCGCCATCGTGCGGGGGGGGATCTAGGTCATGGATGCGAATACCGAACCTGCCACTTTTGACAGGGCTACAAGCGCCGCAGCTGGCGTGGGTGGTATCTGCGCCAGTCCTGCGCCCACATATGCGTCTATGGGCTTGTTTTTGCCGCCGGAGGATTTGCAGGCCTTCGTTGGCAGAAATTCCGAGCGCCACATCGCCGTGGCGCTGGGTGTATCGCGCGGCACCGCCATCAACCTGCGCAACGGCCGCTGGCCGCGCCACGATGGCCGTGCCCTGATTGCTGCGTGGGATTCGTACCGCGGGCGCACTGCCACGCAGGCCAGCCGCTGGTTCATGCGCCGCGTCTACCACGGCGGCGTGGTGCTGCATGCCGGCAAGGCCTGGCACGCCAGCGGCCTGGAGGAGCGCATTGGCGACCAGGTGGCGGTGGCGCGCAGCAAGGACGGCCTGCTGGTGCACACGCTGGAGCTGCCCGCGCAGCGCTTCGAGCTCGTGCCCATGGAAGGTACCGCGGCATGACGGGCACCAACCACATTGCCGCCATCCACACGCTCAAGGCAAAAATTGGCCTGGTGGATGACGACTACCGCGCCCTGCTGGTCACCCTGACCGGCAAGGCCTCTAGCCGTGACATGAGCCAGGCCGAGCGCCGCGCCGTGCGCGAGCACCTGGCGCGCCTGGCCGAGAAGATGGGCGTGGCGCAGCCCACGCGCCGCCGCCCCTTGACCGATGCCGCCTTTGCCCAGGCCAAGCAACAGGCCAGCCCCATGGAGCGCAAGGTGTGGGCCCTGTGGCACCAGCTGCACCGCGATGGCAAGGTAGCCAACCCCAGCCGCGCCGCGCTTGATGCCTGGGTGGCGCGCCAGGTGCATGTCAGCAGCCTGCGTTTTTGCAACGCCGCGCAGCTGGCCACGTTGATCGAAGCCCTCAAAGATTGGCACAAGCGCCCGCTATCGCCACAATAGCGGCGCATGCAAGCAGCACAGCACATCACCGAAGCCGAGGCGCAAGTCCTCGAAGCCACCTTGCCCGCCGGCCTGACGGAGCAAATGCGCGAGGTGGCGCTGTGCCTTTTTGAAGCCCTGGCCCTGCAAGACGGCCGCGCGGGCAGCAAACACCCCTGTGATGATTGGCGCGCCGCGCTGGTGCAGCTGGCGCAGCAGGCGCTGGCGCAGCTGCAGCACCTGGCGGCGCAGCTGGGCGGCAGCGCTATTTACCTGGCCAAGGGCGTGGCCGTGCACCTGAGCGCACGCGACCGCGCCATGTGTGCCGAGTTTCGGGGCAACAACTACTTTGCCCTGGCGCGCAAATACGACCTGACAGAAATGCGCGTGCGCCAGATCGTGGGCGCCTGGCAGCAAGAGCGGTACCTGGCGCGCCAGGGGCAGCTGCCCGGGCTGGACGGCGACATTTCTTAAAACGCTTTTCTTCCCCGCGCGGGGCCGCGCCGCGAGCATGGCGGCATGTCTGGCACTGCTGCCCCTTTCATTGCTTCTACGCCCACGGCCGCCACGGCCATAGCGCTGGCCGCCTGCGCCTTTACCGCGCACGCGCAGCCCATGGACGGCGCCGATGCCGCCCGCGTGCTGCTGCAGCTGCTGCCGGCCAGCGACTTCACCCCCAGCGATGGGCGCGACATGGACGTGCCTGCCTGGCGCATCAACGCCACCATTGCGGGGCGGGTGATTGCCGCCTTCAGCGCCGCGCAGCCGCCCGTGATCGACTACGAGCACCAGACCCTGCACAAAGAGGCCAACGGCCAGCCCGCACCCGCGGCCGGCTGGGTGCATGGCCTGCGCTGGATCGAAGGCCGCGGCCTGTTTGCCGAGGCCGAGCTGACCGAGCGCGCCCGCGCCATGGTGGCGGCGGGCGAATACCGCTACTTCAGCCCGGTGTTTGAGTACTCCAAGAGCACTGGCGACGTGGCGCGCATCGTCATGGGCGCGTTGACCAATCACCCCGCCATTGCCGGCATGCAGGCCGTTGACCTGATGGCCGCGGCCAGCGCCCGCCTGGCGGCGCATTCCCACCCCCAACCGGAGAGCACAGTGACCCTGCTGCAACAACTGCTGGCGGCCCTTGGCCTGCCCGACACCACCACCGAAGACGCGGCCCTTGCGGCCTGCGCCTCCATCAAGGCCCAGGCCGACGCCGCACGCAGCGCCCTGGCGCTGCAGGGCGATGCCACGGCCGACACCGTGACCGCCGCCTGCACCAGCCTGCGCACGGCCGGCACCACGCCCGACCCGGCCCTGTACGTGCCGGTAGCCGTGGTGGAAGAGCTCAAGGCCAGCGTGGCCGCGCTGTCGGCCCAGCACCTGGGCCGCCAGGTGCAGGACTTGATTGCCCCGGCCCTGGCCGACGGGCGCCTGCTGCCCGCCCAAGAGGCCTGGGCGCGCGACCTGGGCAAGACCAGCATGGCCGCGCTGACCCAGTACCTGCAGACGGCCCAGCCCATTGCGGCGCTGGCCGCCACGCAGACCGGCGGGCGTGCGCCTGCCGCCACCGGGGCCGACGCCCACGGCCTGACGACCGAGGAGCTGGCCGTGGCCGCCGCCTGCGGCATGACGCCCGAGCAGTTTGCCCGCGGCCGCTGAAGTTTGACCTACCCCCAAGGAGTGTGACCCCATGCCCGCTTTGACCAAAGACCGCCCCACCGCCGAGCGCGATGGCCGCCAGGTGTCTGACCCGCTGGCCGCCGCCGCCCAGATCTACGCCGGCGGCATGTACCTGCTGGACGCCGCGGGCAACGCCCTGCCTGCCGCGCCCCAGGCCGCTGCCACCGCCTGGGTGGTGCGCGCCGTGGCCGAGCAGCGCGCCAGCGCCAGCGCGGGCGATGCACGTGTAGCCGGCGCGCGCGGCGTGTTCTGTTTTGACAGCGCCGCCGCTGGCGACGCGCTGACCCGCGCCGACATTGGCGCCACCTGCTACGCGCTGGATGACTGCACCGTGGCCAAGGGCAGCGACACCAACAAGCGCCCCAAGGCCGGCACGGTGCTGGACGTGGACGAGCGCGGCGTGTGGGTGCGTATCGGTGCCTGATATCGGCGCCTGAGCGGCGCGGCTTTTTGCAAAAGGACTTTTCACCATGTTGATCAACAACGCCAACCTCAAGACGCTGACCACGGCCTTCAACGCCGCCTTCAAGGAAGGCCTGGGCCAGGCCGCCAGCCAGCACGGGCAGATTGCCACCGCCGTGCCCAGCACCACGGGGGCCGAGGAATACGGCTGGCTGGGCCAGCTGCCCGGCCTGCGCGAGTGGCTGGGCGACCGGGTGCTGCACGCCATTGGCAACCATGGCTACACCATCAAGAACCGCCCGTTTGAGCTGACGGTGGGCGTGCCGCGCACGGCCATTGAAGATGACCAGTACGGCGTGTACTCCCCGCTGATGAGCGAGATGGGCCGCGCCGCCGCCGCGCACCCTGACCAGCTGGTGTTTGGCCTGCTGAAAGACGGGCGCACCCAGCTGTGCTACGACGGCCAGCCCTTCTTCAGCACCGCGCACAAGGTGCTCAGCGACAAGGGCAAGGAGGTGAACACCTCCAACCTGACCGACGACGCCGGCGCCGGCGCCACCTGGTACGTGCTGGAGACGCGCCGCGCCTTGAAGCCCCTGATCTACCAAAGCCGCAAGGAGCCCAACTTTGTGAGCCTGACGGGCGAGCAGGACGAGAACGTCTTCAACCGCGCGCAGTACGTGTACGGCGTGGACGCGCGGCGCAACGCCGGTTTTGGCTTCTGGCAGCTGGCGCACGCCAGCAACAAGGCGCTGACGGCCGACAACCTGAAGGCCGTCATCACCGCCATGGAGACGCAGACCGGCGACCATGGCCGCCCGCTGGGCATCAGCCCCAACCTGCTGGTGGTGCCCAAGTCGCTGCGCTTTACCGCCAACCGCCTGCTGACGGCCGACCTGGTCAACGAGGCCGGCGTGCAGGTCAGCAACGACCTGGCCGGCGCGCTGGACCTGCTGGTGGGCGACTGGCTGTAAGAGGGCGCGCGCTGCCATGGCCTACATCACCCACCCCGAGCTGGCCGAGAGCCCCGGCGCGCTGGAGCTGGCCCAGGTGGCCAGCGACGAGCATGTGCCGCCGGTGTCTGCCGAGCTGCTCGACGCGCTGTTGCGCGCGCAGGACGTGAGCGCCTGGGGCCCGGAAGACGTGGCCGCAGCCACCCGCGTGATCGGGCGCATTGACGCAGCCGTGCGCGAGGCCGGCGCGCTGATCGACGGCTACCTGGCCAAGCGCGGCTACCAGCTTCCGCTGGCGCCCGTGCCGGGCCTGGTCACGGCCTGGTGCCGGGCGAGCACGCGCTACCTGCTGCACAAGAACCGCCGCACCCTGCCCGACGGCGACCCGGTGCTGCGCGGCTGGCGCGATGCGCTGCGCCTGCTGGACCTGACGGCGGCGGGCAAGTTCAGCCTGGGCGCTGAGGATGCGGTGGCCAATGACCGGCTGGATGCGCGCTTTTGCGCCGAGCCGCGCACCTTTGCGCGCAGCCAGCTCAAGGGGTTCAGGTAATGCAGGTGCCGCCGCAGGGCTTCATGCCGTTTGACACCGGTGCCATCGTGGCGCGCCTGCGCGCCCAGGTGCCCGAGCTGCACCTGGTGGGCGGCGCCGCAGACTACGCCGCCGTGAAGGAGCTGGCCGCCTTCAGGACGCCCAGCGCCTACGTGGTGTTTGCCGAGGAAACCAACACCGGCAAGATGCCCACGGGCGCGTTTGCCTGCGCGCTGGAATGCCAGGCCAGCTTTGGCGTGGTGCTGGCGCTGCGCCACTGGCGCGAGCAGCTGGGCGAGCAGCTGCACCAGGACGCGCGCCGCCTGGTGGGCGCCGTGCGCAGCGCCCTGGTGGGCCACCGCCCGCCCGGCGCACGCGTGGTGGGCTGGCAAAGCGGCAAGGTGCTGGACTATGACGCTGGCGTGCTGCTGTGGGCCGACGTGTACCAGGTGCTGCACATGCTGCAGCGCCCGCAAGGGGACGGCACATGCTGAACGCCACGCTGACCATCAAGCGCGGCGACACGCTGGCGCTCGATTGCCAGTTGCTCGACGGCGCCACGCCCGTGGACATGACGGGCTGGCAGATTGACTGCTGGGTGCGCGACGGCGCCGCGCGCGTGGTGCACCGCTTTGCCGCGGCCATCACCGATGCGGCCCAGGGCCGCTACCTGCTGCCCGCCGCCAGCGCCGTCACACGCGCCTGGCCCGTGGGGCGGCTGGATACCGACATTCGCTACCAGGACGGCGCCGGCACCGTCATGCACACCTGCACCCTGCAGCTGCATGTGGCCGACACCGTGACGGTGCCATGAGGGAGCGCGCGCCATGGCTTTGACGACCACTGTGGTGAGCGGCCCCCAGGTGCTGCGCGTGAGCGTGGTGGGGGTGCGCGGGCTGCAGGGCCCGCCCGGCCAGGATGGTGCCATTGGCAATGCCAACGGCGCCTTCCTGGTCAACAACCGGCTCGCAGAGCTGAACACCGAACAAGCCCGCCACGACGCCCAGCAGAACCTAGGCCTTGGCACCGCCGACCCCCTCGCCTACTACATCCTGGCCAAGGCCTGAAAGGACGCCCCATGTCTCTCGAATCCCGCATCATCGCCCTGGCCCAGGCCATCGGCGCAGACGTAAAAGCCCTGACCGCATCGCGTGGCAGCCTGGCCGCGCTGGCCACCACCAACAAAACCAGCATCGTTGCGGCCATCAATGAGCTTGTCGGCATGGCCGGGGCCGGCGGCGCCTCCATCGACGACAACGCCGGCAACGGCAGCACGGGCGTCACCTGGTCGGCCGACAAGATTTTTGACAGCATCGAGGCCGCCAAGCTGGCCGTCAAAAACGACCTGATCGCCGGTGCCGGCGCGGCCCTGGACACCCTGCAAGAGCTTGCCG